TGCAATTAGAATCTGGTGATATTGTTTCTGTCACTAGCGTAAATTACGGATGGGTTGCCAAATTATTTAGAATCAATAAAGTTGTGCAGACGTTTGAAGATAGCGGACAAGTCTTAGCCAAACTGACGCTTTCTGAATATAACCCTGCGATTTATGACGATGTTTCTATCACTCAATTTGCTCCTGTTCCTAACACTGGTATTGGAAGCCCTACACTTTTTGGAACTGTTCCTGCTCCGTCAGTTGTGGCTCAATATCCGACAATAACCAATCCTACGTTTGCAGTTCAAATTACCAGTAGTTCAGTTGGTATTATTCAATACGCAGAGCTTTGGTATTCTGCGTTTTCTAATCCTACGCAAGAGCAGTTAATCTTTGCGGGAACTACAGAGATTCAACCAAACGGAAATCCTTATCCTGTTTCCACTGCGATGCCGGTTATTAGTATTTCTGATATTCCTAGTGGGAATTGGTATTTCTTTTCTAGGATGGTTAATAATATTGCGACCAGTCCTTACAGTTCTGCTAGTTCTGTATTCCAATGGCGACCAAGCACTTTCCAGTATTCAGAGCGTTATTTAGTTGTTGCTTACGCTGATAGTATTACTGGAACTGGTTTTGATTTAGACCCTCGCGGCCATTCTTATTACGGATTGTTAAATCAAAATAGTGTTACTCCAAGCACTATTGCTTCTGATTACACTTGGTATTTGGCAGACCCTAACTTTGGTAGCGTTTACTATTTATGCTACTCAAATAGAACTGGAAGAAAGTTTAGTTTTGATACCGGATTGGCTGCGTATGCTGCCGGAACTGGTGCTTTTGTTCCTACGCAAACATCTATATTTGACCCGACTATTTGGGCAGCACTTCCAGATGGAACAAATTACATTGATTTAGACCATTCAACAGGACAATTACTTTCTACCGGAACAACCACTGTAGGAACGGGGGAAATTTCTGTAACAAATAGTCCTGACGGTAGAGTTGTTGCGTCACTTCAACAATTCTTGGATTTCGGTGGCGCTTATACACAAACAAGTTCAGTGGCAAACCTTACTATTGACATTTATGGTCGCGTAGTAGGTTTTGAAACGCCAGATGATTTTTTCTTCACTAAGCAATCTTTTACCGCAACTTCAGGCCAAACGGTATTTTCAGTTACTAGGGCATCTGGTTATATCTCAGGCCAATGCTTTGTCTTACAGAATGGATGCTTATTAGATACATCCGAATACACTGATACCGGAGGCTCTACCGGAACTGTTACGTTATCTGTCGGTGCGACGACTGGCGACATTATTACCATTGTCTCGTTTAAGAGTAGCAATTCAACGTCAGGTGTTTACGCTTCGTTTACTAGGAATACTGCGACTCTTACTAATGCAAGTGAATACACTGCTTCAGGATTTACATTAACAAGCGGGTATGAATTATTATTCTTAAATGGAACTGTTGTTAATGAGCAGGACTACAACATTTCAGACCAAACTATTACTGATTTTCCAAATGTAACATCCGGAAAATTGACAGTTATTCAATGGTCGCCTAATAACTTGACAGTTCCAAATGGAAATCCTGTAAACATTATTGCCAATACAGCCATTGGTCAGACAACGTATTCCTTTAATTACGACGCTAATGCTTTCAATTTATACAACAATGGATTGATGTTATTGCAGGGAACGGATTACACTACCGCAACTGGAACTTATACGTTATCTAATACACCGACTACAATTACCAATTTACTTCTACAACAAACCTTCGCAAGAACGGGGGCAGTATGACGCAAGCCTATAATCTTTCACAATTAGCCAATAAAGTTAATACATCAGGTCAAGTTGATGTTTCTACTGGTTCTACTGGAACCTTACCAGTAGCAAATGGCGGAACAGGTCAAACGACTTATACAGACGGCCAACTGTTAATTGGTAACACTACTGGTAATACATTAACTAAAGCAACTATAACTGCTGGAACTGGAATCTCGATAACTAATGGCGCTGGTTCTATTACTATTGCGTCATCGTCAGGACAACTTCAATATTCTTTATATACATCAGGCACTTCAACTTGGACATGCCCTACTGGTGTAACTAAAGTTAGAGTTATATGTATTGGCGGTGGTGGCGGTGGCGGAAGGTATGGTTCCGGTAACGCTCAAAATGGAGGTGATGCAGGCTATGCAGGTATTGCAATAGGTATATACACAGTTACACCGACAACAGGTTATACCGTAACAGTTGGAAGTGGTGGCGCTGGTAATAATGGCGGCAGCGGTTCTTCTGGTGGCACAAGTTCTTTCGGCGCATTTTGTTCTGCAACTGGCAGTGCTGGCGGTCAAGATGGTGAAGCTGGCGGCGCTAGCGGGGCAAACGGTGTAGGAAGTAGCGGGGTTTTTGCAAATTCAACTGTTTTATACGGCTCTTCTGATTTTATAGGTCGTAGCACTCGTAGTAGAGCAGCGTCCGCTACGGCTCCAATAACATGGACAGCAGCAGGTGGTTATCGACCGGGGGCTAGTGGGGATGGAGCAACCACTACCAATAACGCCGCGGGTGGAATTGGTGGCGTAGTATATATTGAATATGTGGGGTAAACCATGAAAGCATTGATTGACCCGAGGGCATCCGTTTCCTATATTTCCTCATGGGCTGGCGACCCTTTGGAACCCGTTTTTTCAACATATCCAAACAGTGCCAGAGTATGCGAGGTTTCTAATACTGATTTTCCGGTAGCGGAACCGCTGTTTTGGGTGGACTGCGACAATTCAATTATTGCAGACCAATTCTGGTATGATACAAACGATAACTCTATAAATCCCATTGTAAACGCACCAAAACCAACTGTAATTGCACCAAAACCAACTGTAATTGAACCAAAACCATAAAAAACAAGACATGATTTGGGCGACTGCGAGTGCGCGGCGCTTTAACCGGAAAGGGTAATCATGGCCATTTTTAATAAGAACACGCTTACACAGGTAAGCGGTTTCGACAATCCAATTATTGCTGGTGAGTTAGTTTACGACCAGCAAACATTCTGGAATCTTGCGTTTTCCAATGAAGGTGTGCCAGTAGATTTAACCGGCGCTACCATTGGCGCACAGATTATCCGCAGACAATTATCGGATATTAAGGATTCTCGTTATGGTCTGACGTTTGACATTTCAGACTATACGCCGCCACCCACCCCAGTAAATTTATCAATTACAAACAGGGATGATGAGGCTGGAACATTTACTCTTGTAATTGACGAATCAGCTTGGGGTGTGATTTCAAGCGACCCGCAGTTAGATATTAACGCTCAAAACTGCGTAGGTTTTTCTGGCCGGATAAAGATTAGTTTTCCTGCGGCTGGCTCGACTCCCGCGCAAGACAATATTATCTTTCTCTTATTCTTGGTTCGCTCCGATGGCGTGGTGAATTAAATGGCAAACCTGTCCATTACTAAAGGGCAGGTAAACGACATTTCGGTTTCTGTAAATGAAACTGAAGTTGCCGTTTCACAAGCCAACAATATTGATATTCAAGTAACGCCAACTCCGCGCACTGAGATTTCTATCAATCGCGGTCTTTACGGCCCAAGCGGTTTTTCTGGATACTCTGGATACAGTGGGTTCTCAGGTTTTAGCGGCGCAACTGGAACTGGTGAATCTGGTTACTCAGGAATAAGTGGTTATTCTGGATTTTCTGGTGACTCTGGAATTAGTGGTTTTAGCGGAACAAGTGGCTATTCAGGATTAAGCGGTTATTCAGGAGCAAGTGGTTCCAGTGGTTATTCTGGAATCTCTGGTTGGTCTGGTAAATCTGGATTTAGTGGATATTCGGGAATTTCAGGATATTCTGGCATTTCTGGATTTTCCGGTTGGTCTGGTGAATCTGGTTATTCTGGCATTTCAGGATGGTCTGGTGAATCTGGCTTTTCTGGATATAGTGGAATAAGCGGCTATTCAGGCATTTCAGGTTATTCTGGAGTTAGCGGATATTCAGGCATTAGCGGTTGGTCTGGAGAAGTCGGTGCATCCGGCATTTCTGGCTATTCTGGTTTCAGCGGTTACAGTGGGATGCAAGGAACCAGCATTAACGTCAAAGGCGAAGTCGCTACTGTTGCCAACTTGCCGCCCACCGGAAATCAAGTAAACGATGCTTACATCGTTCAGGACGATGGCAATCTGTGGGTATGGAATGGCTCTGCGTGGTATGACGCAGGGCAAATTGTCGGCCCACCCGGAGCTTCAGGATTAAGCGGATTCTCAGGTTATTCAGGAATTAGCGGTTATTCAGGTTATTCTGGTATCAGTGGATATTCAGGTGATTCAGGCATAAGCGGTTTTTCTGGCGATAGCGGAATTTCTGGTTTTAGCGGAACAAGTGGCTTTTCTGGAATATCGGGATGGTCTGGTTATTCAGGAATTTCTGGTTATTCTGGTTCTGGAATTTCAGGGTTTTCTGGCGAAAGTGGCTATTCTGGATATTCTGGATTAAGTGGATATTCAGGCGAGGTTGGAGCCAGTGGATTTTCTGGAATTTCAGGTTATTCTGGAATCAGTGGATATTCAGGTGATTCAGGAATCAGCGGATATTCTGGAAGCGGTGTAAGCGGATTTTCTGGATATAGCGGAACAAGCGGTTATTCCGGTTTTAGTGGAATCAGCGGGTATTCAGGAATTTCAGGCTATTCTGGAATTTCAGGTTTTTCAGGTTATTCAGGTCAGTCAGGACTTGGTGGTGCTATTGGCGCTTGGGGTTCTTTTTGGTCAACTGTTGACCAGACTGCGGCAGCAAATACACCGACTGCATTTACTGTAAATAACATTGATGCCGATTCTCAGGGAGTATCTTATGCGTCAAATTCTCGCATAACCTTTGATAATCAAGGCGTTTATAATTTTCAGTTTTCCGCGCAATTACACAACAATGGTGGTGGTGGGGCAGGAAATACAGTAAATATTTGGTTGCGTAAAAATGGAACGGATGTTCCAGAAACCGATACGAGAGTGACGGTTCCCACAAACGCACCGTTTGTTGTTGCTGCGTGGAATTTTGTTTTAGCTGTTGATGCAAACGACTACTTAGAATTGTATTGGGAAACCGACAATGCAAATATTGGCATTGATGCAGCATCAGCAGGGGCTTCTTACCCCGGTATCCCATCGGTAATTATTACCGCAACACAAGTCATGTTTACCCAATCAGGGTATTCAGGCATTTCTGGATATTCTGGTTTTAGCGGTATCAGCGGTTTTTCTGGTGATAGCGGTTATTCAGGAATTTCTGGCTATTCTGGAATTTCTGGCTATTCAGGAATAAGCGGATACAGCGGTTATTCTGGTATTAGCGGATATTCAGGAACATCAGGTTTTAGTGGCGCTGTCGGTGAAAGCGGAACGTCTGGATTTAGTGGCTATTCTGGTATTAGTGGTTACTCTGGTGTCAGCGGTTTTAGTGGCTACTCTGGTATCAGCGGATATTCTGGTATTGATGGCGCATCTGGAATTAGTGGATTTAGTGGTTACTCCGGTATAAGCGGGTTTAGCGGCATTAACGGTGCAACTGGAGCGTCTGGTTTTTCTGGATATTCTGGAATTAGCGGTTATTCAGGCGCGGTTGGTGCAACTGGAACTTCTGGATTTTCTGGCTATTCAGGTATCAGTGGATACAGCGGTGCTAATGGCGCTACCGGAACGTCTGGTTTTTCAGGCTACTCAGGTATTAGTGGTTATAGCGGCGCAGTAGGTGCTACTGGAACGTCTGGATTTAGCGGCTATTCTGGCATCAGCGGTTATAGCGGTGCCGTTGGTGCGACGGGAACTTCAGGGTTTTCAGGTTATTCCGGCATTAGCGGTTTTAGTGGTCTTTCTGGTTTTAGCGGAACAAATGGAGCAACTGGAACCAGTGGTTTTAGTGGATATTCCGGCATCAGTGGTTTTAGCGGTCGCTCTGGTTTTAGCGGAACAAACGGCGCAAATGGAACTTCAGGATTTAGCGGGTATTCGGGATATAGCGGATTTAGCGGAACGCCAACAAATGTTGTCTATGATTTGTTTACATCAACAGCTTCACAAACAACATTTACAACATCTGTAACTTATGTTTCAGGAAAAATAAGTGTTTATTTAAATGGCGTTAGAATGGTTAATGCCAGTGACGTTACCGTTACAAGTGGAACGCAAGTCGTATTTGCTTCCGCGCTTAGTGCCGGTCAGAATGTTTCTTTGGTATATCCGAGGGCATAATATTTACAATATAAAACAAGATGAAATATACAATAGTTATACCAACATACAATAATTGCGAAAAATATCTTAAACCATGCGTTGACTCACTTATTAAGTGGTCAACCATGGAAGATATTGAATTAGTAATTTCCGCCAATGGTTGCACTGACAACACAAAGGCATATCTAGATTATCTATATACATCAATACCAAACTTAAAAACTGTTTGGAATGATAAGCCTATTGGATTTGCCAAAGCAACCAATGAAGGCATTAAAGTATCTACCGCAGAAAAAATTATTTTTCTTAACAATGATGTTTTGCTTTTAGAACAGCAAAAAAATCAATGGCTGCACCAATTAGAAGCGCCATTCTTGGAAGATGATTGCTTTGGGATAAGCGGCATTATTAAAGAATATTCTGAACCAGCAAATTCAGAGTTTCTTGTATTTTTCTGCGTAATGATAGACAGAAAAGTATTTCAAAAAATTGGCTTATTAAGCGAAGAATTTAAAGTTGGCGGCTCTGAAGATACTGATTTTTGTATTAGGGCAAAAAATGCTGGATTCAAATTTAATTCAGTCTTAGAAGTAACTCCTACTGATAACCCTAAATGGTATTCTGGTAACTTTCCTATCTTTCACGAAGGGGAAGGAACCATGCACGATTCTAATTTGGTAAAAAATTGGAATCAGACATTTTTGATAAACTCATTAAAGCTTGCTAAAAAATATAATCCAGAATGGTATCGCTGGAAGTTAAGCAATAATTACGAACGCGCAGTGTTTCTTAAAGGCGACTCTGTTTTTCCGAGGGAAACGCAAAGATACCAATGGGCAAACAGTAATCTATACGGCAAGAAAATCCTAGAAATAGGATGCTCTACTGGTTACGGTGTTCAATTCCTGCCGAGTGATATTGAATATGTAGGACTTGATTACGACCAAACTATTGTAATCATCGCAAAAGAGCAAGACTGGAAGCCAAACTGCGAATTTGTTTACGCAGACATTAACACTTATAAGTTAGAGCAATACGACACGATTATTGCGTTTGAAGTTATTGAGCATTTAGACAATGGATTAGAGCTTGCTGAGAGATTAAAGAAGCATTGCAAAAGACTGCTGATTACTTGCCCGTGGAACGAGCCAAAAGGATTTTGGGGTGAGCATCATAAATTACACGGATTGAATGAATCGCACTTTTTGGGATTTAATATTAACTATATTTCTGAGCATGGAAATATTACTGAGCAAGCAATCCCAATTAGTGAAAGCAATAGATGTAATCTGATGATTATGAGTTTCACCAATGAGTAAAATCTTATGCTCTGTTGCTACAAAGGGAAGATACTTTTCTACCCTTCCGTTAGTCTTAAATGCGATTATCAATCAAACAAAGCTACCGGATAAGCTGGTAATTTTTGATGATAATGACGAACCGCAGGATATGCGGAATGAATTTCTATACCAGCATTTCTTTAGAATATTAGACATTAAAGGTATTCAATGGGAATGGTTGTTTGCCGGTAAGAAAGGTCAACATCATATACATCAAGCAGCAAATACAATGGGTTTTGATTGGGTATGGCGCGTCGATGATGATGCAATACCGGAACCTAATGTATTAGAGACTTTATCTAGTTACATTGACGATAAGGTAGGCGCGGTTGGCGGTGCAATTCTGACTACGCCGTTATTATTTGAGAATTCAGACCCTACTGGACTTCTTGAGAATATTGATAACGAGCCTAGCGTTCAATGGAAAAACATCAAACAGGTAAAGTCTGTTGAGCATTTACATTGTTCATTTTTGTATCGTGCGGGGATACACGATTACAACTTGGGATTGTCTAGGGTAGCGCATAGGGAAGAAACATTGTTTTCCTACGGGCTGCACCAAAAGGGTTTTGTATTATTAACGGTGCCTAATGCTATTACATGGCACATGAAAAACCCAAAAGGCGGAATACGCGACGGTCAAAAGCAGGAAATGTTTGACCATGACGAAAGAATATTCAGAAATATTATTAACTATAAAGAAAAGACTATTGTTGTTTTGAACAACGGAATGGGCGACCACGTTGTATTCAGCAAGATTCTTCCAGAAATAAAGAATCCAGTGGTATTTGGTTGCTATCCTGAAATCATACCTTGTAAACCTATTGCGGAAGCCCAAGCATTGTTTGGCGATTTAGACCAATGGAATATCTATAAAAAAATGGCGGAATGGAACTGGACTGAAAGCATAGAAAAAGCATACAGAAAACTATATCTATGATTTTGATTAGCCCCTACTCCAAAAAATTATCCAATGGAAAAACCAATCCTAAAAACTATCCTTTTTGGAAAGAAATTATTGAAGGCATAAATGAGCCGGTAATTCAAATTGGTATAGAAGGGGAAGAACAGCTAACCGCTGACTTCAGGAAAAACTTATCAATACCTGAGATTAAACAGTTAATAAAAGATTGCAGGGTATGGATTTCTTGCGATAGTTTCATCCAGCATTTAGCCTCGTTATCTGGAAAACGGGGAATAGTATTATGGTCAGTATCAGACCCCAACATTTACGGGTATCCAGAGAATGTCAATTTATTAAAAAGCAGGGATTGCCTGTCAAAAAATCAATTTTTATGGTGGGAATCCGTGGAATTTGATTCAAGCAAGTTTGTTCCGCCGGAAGAAGTCCTATACAATCTAAGCAATTTTTAACCGACTTTTACGGGTGAACAAATGGATTGTTTGTCTAATCCGCAATGCCAGAATATTGCTGATAAATCAGTAAAAAAAGTTTTTGCAATACTTGGTGTTGATATTGACGACCCGCAGCAAGTTGAAGAATTCAGAGAAGATTTAAGGTTCGGTAAGCGACTTCGCAAGTATTCAGATTATGGAACTATGGCGGTAATTGCGGCGGTATTTTTAGCACTTGCCGCAGCACTTTGGGCAGGTATTGTTACAAAGGTTTCTGGAAAATGAACGAGCCAGTTATTCAGCCGGAATCTGCAAAAGAAGTTGCCGGTAAGACTATCGGTAAGCAAGGGCTTTTCTACATCACGCTCATCGTATGCGTAGGTGTCGGAGCGTCTATCGTGTTGGAAGAATCCAAGATGGCTGCGGTGATGGGGCTGCTTGGCGCCAGTCTTACCGCTTTGATTTCCATGATGAACGGTATTGCCGGGGCTACTCCGAAGCAGGATAAGCCGGAGTTTGAGGTCATGAAACAACTTATTGAACGTCTTGACCGCATGGCTGACCGCGACCCCATGTCTGTATCTGTGGAAAGCGATAAGGTCGTAGTGAAAAAGGGTGACAGCGAAGTTCACACTGCGAGGCAAAAATGATTCCGATTCCCGCACTTTTATCCGTTGGCGCAAAACTAATTGACAAGTTTTTTCCTGACGCACAGGCTGCGGAACAGGCCAAGCTGAAGCTGCTGGAAATGCAGCAAAACGGCGAACTGGCGCAACTGAACGCTGACGTTACGGAGCAGCACGAACTTACCGAACGCCTCAAGGCTGACATGGGCAGCGATAGTTGGCTGTCCAAGAACATACGCCCCATGACGCTGGTATTTATCCTTGTGACCTACACGGTGTTCGGCCTGATGTCGGCATGGGATATTGAAGTCAACAACAATTATGTGGAATTACTAGGCCAGTGGGGGATGCTGATTATGTCATTCTACTTTGGCGGCCGGACTCTTGAGAAAATCATGAATCTTAAAAAGGCAAAAGAATAATGCAGTTGACCGCCAATTTTTCGCTTGAGGAAT